TTCAAAAAAAGTAAAGACGTACAAAAGGAGCGTGAGCAGGAATGAACAAATTGAAACCATGCCCTGTATGTGGCAAAAGAGCAATTATAGCACATTGGAGTAGCGGTGGGATGATGTATATGGCAAAATGTAACAATCCTGATTGCCACGTGTCACATGATGGGTATCCAAGCGGTCACAACTTAAAAGAGGTCATTAACGAATGGAATACAAGGGCAGGTGAGCAGGAATGAAGACAAGTAAAGTAATAAGTATCATAAACGATTGTATTATGCAGGGGTTAGCCACAGAATTTGACAATCTTACAAACATAGAAAAAAGAACTATATTGGATTTTATGTGTGATATAGAATTTTTATTTGACAAGTGGGGAAAGGAAGAGGAAGACGAATGACATACGAAGAAGTGAAAAAGATAAGAAACAATGGGCAAATAGACCATCCCAACATCAGAGAATTACAGGAGTTAATAGATATTGCTATAGAGAAGCAGATTCCGAAGAAACCGCTACCTACGAAAGGTGCAGCCGATATGCTTGGAGCGAAAGAGCCGCTTTGGGGCGAGGGCGAGTGTCCTAACTGCGAACATTACATAAGGTTGCCGCATAAATACTGCTACAAATGTGGACAGGCTATAGATTGGAGTGAGGAAGAATGACGAATAAAGAGAAGATTTATAAACATGTTACCTTTCTTATCGGCGAAATACTTGTAGATGTAGATAAGCGTCATATTTCTGCGGAAGATGCATGTGACAAGATTAGAAAGTGTTTGCAACAAATGGATGCAAAGTTACATGCTCATGTAGATTTAAAAGATAAAACGTGTACGAATTGTGCTTGGTCAAATTATGCTTGGTCTTGTAATAAAATGTATTGTTGCAAGTACAATTCTTATACAGATTTAAGCAGCACTTGTAAGGAATGGGAGCGGTCTGGAGAATGAAACAATTAAATTTTGAATGGTATGTTCTCAACGAAAATATCAACCGTAATCGAGAAATCGTACCATATAACATCTTTAACAACATTCGTGTCAGTGAACGGACGAATGAGTTATGTGTTAAATACAAACGAGACAAAATGACTTTTGAGGATTTTACAGAAGAACTTAGGCGCATTATTCAGTGGCAAGAATGGTCGAGATGTGAATATGAAATCGCTGTTAATAGTTTATTTGCTGATGGTGACAATTGGCAAAAAATTGATTGTTATCAGCAAGTATTACCAAATATTAAAATTATAGCTAAATATGTTCTGGAAGAGTATTATCCAAGATTAAAAATAAGTTTAAATACGGAGGAATTAAAATGATAGGAATGACAAATATGGTATCGAAAAATAGTGTTTCGGGGGGGGGCATTTCGTGTAAACAACTGTTCTTATTATGCTGATGAGAATATGACATGGGAGAATTGGATAAATAGTAAATATAATATTGGTGTTGCAGATAGTACTTCTTATAAATTTTTTATAGGAACTGATTATGATGGAAAAAGATATGCTGCTCAAACTACAAATTATAAAGATGTGATTATATCAGATACAAATGGAAATAGACAGCTTGCAACTAATATTATTGTCGTTGGTAGCAACTATGAGGCAACATCTGTTGCTCCTTGGACATAAAAACTTTATTGAATTTATTGTAATTTATGGATATAATATAGTAAAGGAGGTAATCTATGAGCACATTATATGAAATCGACAAAGACCTATATCAACTCTTAGAGAATGATATGGTAGTAGATGAGGAAACGGGCGAGATTCTATTTGAAGAATCAGATATTGACAATTTGCTCTTATCTCGCGACCAAAAGCTTGAAAATACAGGTTGTTATATTAAGAATTTGCTTTCTGATATTGACCAACTCAAAGCTGAAGAAAAGTCACTTAAGGAGCGCAGGCAAACTAAAGAAAAAAAAGTCGAACGACTTAAAGCTTATCTTGCAAACTCGATGTTCTTATTCGGAGATAGGAAATTTGAAACTCCAAGAGTCGCCCTTTCATTCCGAAAGTCAAAACAGGTTGAAATTGCTGAAGGAGCTAAAATCCCACAAGAGTATATGACAATTAAGGTCGAAGAAAATCCAAATAAAACAAAGCTTAAAGATGCAATTTTGAAACAGGGTGTTGTAATTGATGGTGTGCAAGTTATTGAAAAGGAAAACTTACAACTTAAATAGGAGAGAATATGGAAGTAATTTACAGAGTAAATGGCAAAGAGTTTAATACTCAGGAAGAAGCAAGTGATTATGAACTTGAACTTGAGCGCAAAGAACAAGAGCGTATCGAAAAGGAGCAAAAGAAAAAAGAACGGTTAGATGAAGTTTGTGATGCTGCTAACAAATATATGAATCTTAAGCATGAATATGAAAAAGATTATGGTTTAATTGGCAAGCAAATCATAGATAATAAAACCATAAAATTAACAGAATATGCAAATATTGTAAATGATTTATTGAATTTTTTTTATTAAAGAAAGGGTAGAATATGGCTATTAGAGAAACATTTAGTAAGTTTAAAGCAGTAGGTAGATTAAAAGATAAGAAGTTAGAGATTGTAGATGGTAGATTTGACGATGGCGTAGAATTTAACACAGTGCGTGGTCGATTTGTAATTGGAGTCGAAAATGGAGAATATACCTGCGAGGTTTATATGAGAGATAAATTTGCAGGAGAAGACCATAAATCCAATAGCGACTTTGATATGGTAAAAGAATTACAAGTTTGTGGTACGGATACTCCTATTGAGGTGCAAATCCGAACGAATAGATTTAATGACTATGTTGGAAAGAGTGGCAAGATCGCAAGTGTTGATTGCTTTAATGTAAATCGTGTTAAGATCCTTAACGAACCGGCAGAAGAGGAAAAGTTTGAAGGCGCAATTGAAGGTATGGTTACAAAAATTGTACCTGAGTACAGAAATGAAGAAGAGACAGGTAGATTACTCGTTGAAGTTACTGGCGTAGGTTATGGTGAAAAAGCACTTCCACATGCATTAATTGTTGATGAGGAACTTGCCGATGGATTTAAGGAAAATTATGGACTTGGCTCTTTGGCAACGTTCTATGTCGAAATTAAGAGCACGGAATATGGCGAGAAGAAAACTACTACTACTGGTGGCTTTGGTAGAAAAGCTGATATTAACACAGGATTCACAAGAGTTGAATGGATGGTGATTGGTGGAGAAGATCCAGTCAATGAAGAGCAAGTAAATAATAAGGGTGAAAAGTTATATATTGACCTTAAAGATGTTAAGAACTTACTCGAAGAGCGTAAGGTTGAACTTGAGCAGATTTTGAAAGAATCTAAGAACAAAATCCCTAAAGCAAAAGGTGGTAAGCAGAGCTTAAAGGCAATGGCTACAACTCCGAGTAACAATAACCCATTTGAAGTTGAAAAGAATCCGTTTCTGTAGGGGGTGAGTAGATGGCTAAGATTGATATTTTTGCGAAACAAGATACGAGTATGGTTAAAGGGCTGGAAGGACAAAAGATTCTGCTGTACGGTGGGAATGATACTGGAAAAACCTACCAAAGTACTAGGCTATTAAAACCTATGCTCCTTATGGCTGAAGCAGGGGGCAATGCTCGTGCTGTTACGAAGTTCGCAATTAATGAATGGAATGATTTCACACAAATTGTAGACCAATTAGTTAAGAATTACGATAAAGCCAAAGAGTCATTCCAAACTATTGTAATCGACACAGATGAAGCTCTGGTTGCTATCAATGAAGACAATGTTGCCAAAATGTATGGCGTAGCAGAAGTTGGTATGGTACAAGATGCCGATGACAAGAACCCTAATGGGTATGCATTTTCCAGAGTCCGGTTTAAGAACCAAATTAACCGTCTAGCTAGACAAGGATACACTGTAGTATTCATCTCCCATGAAATGGTGGACGATTCAAAGAACTCACCAACTTACGGTAAAATTATTCCTTACGGATCAAATAAAGAAAAGGGTTCCACAAAATTCATCCGTGACCTTTGCGACTTTGTAATTTATACTTACGCAAACGGAGTTGATGAAGAGACAGGACAAACAATTTACTCTTCTGCTATTTGCAAAGAAACCGACAAGGTATTTGCTCGATCTCGTTATCCGATGATGCAAACTTATATTAAAGAGTTTACTGCAGAAAATCTTACCGAAGCAATTGAGACAGCAATTGCTAAGACAGCCGAAGACGAAGGCGCAGGTCTTGTAAGTTTTAAAGAAAAAAATGTAGTTGGGGATTATACTAAAGAAGATTACATTCAACTTTTACAACCATACGTTGCTAAATTATTTTCTATGTATCCAGACTATGTTGCAGAACAAATTGAGTCGCAACTTGGTGTTGGTAAGAAACTTACCGAAGCTACCGATGAACAAGTCGCGGAACTTGGTGCATTATATTCAACATTTGTAGATTTTTGTACTCAACGTGGTATTAACATTTAATTTTTAACATAAGGGAGGGTTATCCCTCCCATTGATTTTAGGAGGTTTATATATGAGAGGTTTAACGAACGCTTTCCCTTCCGGCTGGGAGATGGAACAATGAAGGCGGATCGGGCGCGCGGAGCGGGACGGCGAAGAAAACGTCGGGCGGGTGCTTCGGCTTCTGTGTTTAATCTATATTTAATTTCTCCTAAAAATTTTAGGAGATTTTTTATTTTACCCCTTGACAACTCGCATTATACAAGTTATAATAAAGAAAAATAAATCAAGGAGGATAAAAGATGAAAATTAAAGGAATGGACAAGGACATGAAATGCCGAGGCTTTCAGTTTGAGATTGGCAAAGAGTACAAGATTGAACATGAGGGGGAAATTGAATTATGTAGCGATACAGTTTTCCATTACTGCGACAGCTTACAGAAAGTACATGCGCATTATTCATGCAACGAAAAAGAACTAAACAGATTCTTCGAAATCGAGGTTTTAGGCGAAGAAGTGACTAACGGTCAGAAATGTGGAAGCGATCACATAAAAATCGTTCGCGAGATTAAGGGCGATGAATTAGCTGCCATGAATGGTATGGTAAACGGAAACACCGGATTGTTCAACACCGGCAACGAGAACACCGGCAACGAGAACACCGGTAACTGGAACACCGGCAACGAGAACACCGGTAACTGGAACACCGGTAACTGGAACACCGGATTGTTCAACACCGGTAACTGGAACACCGGCAACGAGAACACCGGTAACTGGAACACCGGCAACGAGAACACCGGCAACGAGAACACCGGTAACTGGAACACCGGATTGTTCAACACCGGTAACTGGAACACCGGTAACTGGAACACCGGACTGTGCAACACCGGTAACTGGAACACCGGTAACTGGAACACCGGTAACTGGAACACCGGTAACTGGAACACCGGTCACGGGAACACAATAGACGGCTCTAATGGTGTATTCTGCACCGAACCGGATATGAATATCAGAATTTTCAACAAGCCGTCCGGCATGAGCCTGCGTGATTTCCATAGAAGCAGATATTATAGCGCACTATGCAACGCTCCGTTCCTTCTTACAGAATGGATTCCATACACCGATGAAGAAAAGAAAGCGGATCCAGAAAAAGAAATGATTGGCGGTTATCTGAAAAAATATACCATGCAAGAAGCATGGGCGAATTGGTGGCAAGAAATGTCGGAAAAAGACCGAAAGACTGTTCAAGAAATTCCGAATTTTGACGCAAAAATATTCAAAGAGATTACGGGAATTGAGGTACATAATGAACACAAAAGGCGAGGTTGAAAACATGATTTTGAACGCTTACAAAGATAACGTTCGCAAAACCTATATCAAGCATATGGTGCAAGGATATGAAGTGGCAATGCGGACTATGTATGATTATCTTAAAAGTCACACGAAAAAGGATACATTGGAGTTTTGTAAGAAATGCTTAGAAAGAGAAAACTTAGATAAGATGGAGGGTTGAAATGAAGAAAAAAATGATTTTATTAATATTGATAATGACCATGACTTTAGGGTTTACAGGATGTCGTGAATCTGATAGAGTTTCGTATAATTTATCAAAAGAAGCAGATGCATTTAATGACGTACGTCAGATTACAGTTATTAATTGTATTCAAGGCGATGTTTTATTTCAGATGACAGGCAAGATGTCGATCACTGCCGACACAACTGATAATCAATTAGAGGTCATCGTCGAAGATGAGAACGGAGAATATAGTAAGCATTTCATTGGGTTGAGCGACAATGTAACCTATGTAGTTGAGGACGTTTCGTCCGGGAAAGTTGAGAAGTATAAGTACACATTGAACTTCAATCCTAAGATGTGGATTCCAGTTGATGTAGCTACGATAGATTAGGAGGAGTAAAAATGAGTGAGAACTATATTGTAATCAATGGTCAGAAAGCCGAATTGACAGAAGAACAGTTGAAGCAGCTTGGGATTAAAGTCAAAAAGAGAAAGAGATGGAGGGCTGATATAGGAGATTATTATTGGTTTGTCAAAAGCGAAGGTACACCTAGTTTTGAAGTGGAAGGCATATGTCCAGTGGCTAATAACTTTAAGTATTATTCTCACAATTATTTTCAAACTATGGAAGAAGCTGAAACTTATGCTCGTGTGCTCGAGACGGAGATGTTGTTAAAGAAGTATGCAGATCAACATAATGAGGAGTTTGAAGATGATGTAAAATATTGTTTATACTTTGCTGATGAATCTGATAGATGGGGTGATTGTATAAAAACACAAGCAGTCCATTCTAATATAAGCTACAAAATTAAACAAGTTTGGTTTTCTTCAAGAAATGTCGCATTACAAGCCTGTAAAGAAATTGGCATAGATCGCATCGGAGAATATTTAATATATGAATGGTAGGTGAAAAAATGAAAATTATTGATTTTGAAAAGAAAGGTAATCTTGTTCGCTTTTACTTTGGCGATGACCTTTGTAATGATTATTGGGGTGATGATTGGAATGATGCTCCATATGAACACAACGCAGGAGAAGTGTATGATAGATATATCAAGGAGTACATTGATGTATGTTTTCCATTCGATTCCGTTGTGCTTGAGCCACAGGATGATTGGCGTGATAATAGCGACTATGCTAAAGAAGATATGAAAAATGGTGTTGTGCCTTGTATCATCGTCATACCAAAAGAAGCTAAGGATGACGATTATCATGACGATCAATTTGCCTATTGGGTCGGGGCAAGAAATATAGAAAAATTCTACTTTAATGACGATGCTGCGATTGTTGAAAATTCTAATTGTGTATGGTACAAAAGGAACAAATATGAACAAGAGATGTGAAACAATGGTTATTTGCGAGAAGAACTATAACAGTTACGCTGGGTATAAAATGGCGATTATTGACATGATTGATACACTTGTTAAGAATGGATATGTTGTAATTGTTCGCCAAGAAATGGATAGTATAATGATTTTAGAGTACAACCACGCAGATGTAGATTTAAGTGGTTATACATTAGAGTGGATTGGAGATGATGAGTATGTCGAAACCGTTACCAAAACTAACGAGTGTGACAGCGACCCAGAGTATTTTGGATAAGATTGGCGAAAAATACACGATTGAATTTGATGGTGAACTTGATGATACGTGGAATGATTTTCATATCAAAGAGTGTCCGGGTTGGCGGTTTGGGTTATGGAGCTATATGGGAGGCGAAAAAAATAGAGTGGATGTGAATTATTTTTGCCAACACGAACAAAAGATTAATAAGTTCAAGCCATCTTGGAGTTACATTAAAAAAGAGTTGCACGTATATGACGAAGATGGATTTGACCATGATGGATTTTATATCTGTGATATAACTTATGTTTTAAATTCAATCGAATTTATTCATAAACATCCTATTCGAGCATGGGCAGAAGATTATTATGGATACATGAATAATTGCATTTATGTACCTGGATGTGAGATTTTTTTTCAATGGTTAAAGTACAAGTTCAGAAGATTCAAAGACAAGGTAATTAAGAAATTTTTCGACAAGTTAAGCCTTCATTGGGTCAAGCAACACATCATTCCATATATTAACGAATATGCCCAAGTCGATGATAAACCTATTCATGGCAAAGCTCGCATTTTTGACTATGGTGCATATAATGATTATGAGATCATTTATGTTGTGGATGACGATTGTGAACGACCACATGGGTTTTACGATTGGTTTACAGACGAAGATTTTAATGGGGAGCTTAGCAAAGAGTTCAAGGAACTTTGTCTTAAATATGCAAAGATCGCAGAGTCCTTTAAGGTTTATTGGCTTTATCCATTTAACTATTCCTACCAATACTTGTACGAAAGAGAGATTCCATATGAAATCGCAAGTGAAGTGTAGACTATGTGGGGCAATGATTGATAGAGACTCTTCGTACCAAGATAAAGATCGTAGGGGCTTTTATTTTTGCAATAGTGAACACTTTATCGAGTATGGTAAAAAAGTCGCTCAAAAGTCCATTAACTCACAAGTTTCTATGCAACCAGACCCAAAAGAACGTGCGAGGTTGGAGCTAATTGATTATGTTTACTTGTTATATGACAAGAACATTCCCGCATTTGTCTTTAAGCAAATCAAAGACTTTGCAACACGGAAACAAAAGCCATTGACCTACAAAGGCATGGAACTTTCGTTGCGTTATTGGGTTGACACACTTGGGAATTCATTCGATGGGGATACAGGGATTGGCATTGTGGAGTATGTGTATGATGATGCTGAAAGGTTTTGGCAAGATAAGCAACGAATTATAAAAGCATCTTACAATATGAAGCAAGACAACGTGGTGCAAAAAAGTGCTTGCAAAAGTAGTGTAGAGGTGCTAAAATATATGATGAGGAGAGGTGGTAAAAATGTATAAACCATATTTTGGAGCAAGGATAGATAGGCTTCCAGATAGTTGTTGGGATATAAGTGTATCTATTGCTCATGAGTGGGCAACAACATATTTGTGTATTAGCTTAGTAAAATACCAAGTGTTAATTGGTCGATTGATAAGGTGGGAAGATGATTTATAATCGTATAGCTGCACAAATGGCTCTTGGTATGATAATGAATAATGTATCAATTCTTTACAATACACGATATAAATTATCACCTGCTGACTTTAAACCAATTCTATGGCATTATTACTTATTTTCGGCTATTGAAATTATTGCTGAAAGTGGTTGTGAGGAAATTGACGAAAACACTATCACGGCTTTTTTGCTTAGTAGTGATAAATATAAACCAATGCTTAAAACTCTAAAAGAAAATAGTTACGGAGAATTTATTCAAGCCATTAAAGAAGCAGTAAGCGATGGAAAACAGAGTTTTGATTATTACTATGACCAAGTAAAAAAATACTCTCTTGTACGAGATTATAAGACTCAAGGGTTTAATGTGGATAACATCTATGATGAGGGGCAAGATGAAGCTGAACAAAAACAGAAACTCAACTCAATGACAATTGATGAAATACTAAATCACTTTGACATAATTCAAGTACATATGAAAGCAGAGTATAGTAAACAAGCGCCGGTTGAAGAAAGTTGGGTCGGTGAAAATACGCATGAACTACTTGAATTATTTAAACAAGCTCCTGCTACAGGTTGCGTGCTTAATTCACCTTATCTATCCACAATTTCCGCAGGGTGGCAGAGAGGACATTTAATCTTGCGTACTATGCCAAGTGGCACAGGCAAAACCGCTCAAGCGATTGGAGATTTGTGTTTGGTGTGTTGTAAGAAGATATGGGATGTCAAGAAAAATAAGTATGTTGATAATCCGCAATATCAAGGACGTGGATTCTATATACACACAGAGCAGAAACAATGGGAAGAGGTAATGCCAAGGTTTTTATCGTACATCTCAAATGTTGAGTGTTATCGTATTATGCGTGGACAACTTACAGAATACGAAGAGCAAAAAGTTGAAGAAGCAGGCGAAATACTTAAAGATAGTGGTATAAGGTTAATAAACTTACCACAATTTACAATGCGGTCGATAAGAGATACGATTAAAAACATGGTGCTACAATATGGTTGCACTTATGGGATATTCGATTATATCTTTGATAATACTAATTGCATGCAAGAATATAGGCAAAAGGTTGGAAATAGCGGAAGACAAGATATGATGTTCTTGGCTATTGCAACCGACTTAAAAGAAATGGCTGAAGAATACAATATTGGTTTAATGTCAATGACGCAGACCAACGGCAAGGAAAAACTGATTGGCAATGGAGCTGCTGATGAAAGTTGTGTCTTTGGTAGCACACAAATGAAAAATAAGCTAGACACAGGTGTTGTGAGTTTATTCCCAAAGAAGTCAGAACTTGAGCTTATCGCACCACTTATTGACAATTCACCCTTTGGTGGCAAGATAAACATTAACATGGTTACAAGCGTGTATAAGGGCAGGTACAATATGTATGGAGCTACAATTAAGATATGGCAGCATTTAGATAGGAATACAGGTAGGTTGACAGATTATTTTTGTACGGATGCTGATAATGAGCCGATACAAGTTGATAGAACAGTTTTAGAGGGAGTTGAGTTAGTGTGAATATAGGTATTATTGATGCGGAGATCGTCGGAAAATCAAAACATAGATTTCCAAATTTGTGCTCTATGAAAATATCTTCTTACCACAAAACAAAAGGAGATAAGGTCACATTATTGCTGTCTTATGACAATCTTGATAAATATGATAAAGTGTACATATCAAAAGTGTTTATAAAAACAACACTTCCCAAGGAGCAAAATGGAAATAAAACAGAACAAAATTGCATGGAGTTTTATAAAGATCATCCAATTCTTAATTTGCCTAATGTTGAATATGGTGGTACTGGATTTTATTATGCAGATGCTCCAAATCTCCCATATGAAATTGAACATATTATGCCGGATTATGATTTGTACAATGAATGGATTGAGCAATGTATTCAGCAAGGGGTTAAGGCAAGTGAGTTTAAATATTATAAGAATTACTCGATTGGATTTTTGACAAGAGGATGTTTTAGAAAATGTGAGTTTTGTGTGAATCGTAAATATGATCGTTGTATTGAACATTCTCCTTTGTCAGAATTTTTAGATCCCAACAGAAAGAAATTGTGCTTTTTAGATGACAACTTCTTTGCTTGTAATAATTGGAATAATATTATAGATTATGTTAAAACTAGTAATAAGCCATTTCAATTCAAGCAAGGATTAGATGAACGTTTGATTACACAAGAAAAAGCTCAAGAAATGGCTAGTTGGAAATATGACGGAGACTTTATTTTTGCATTTGATAATATAAAAGACAAAGATGAAATTGTTAAAAAATTAGGCATTCTTAATGAATCTATAGGAAAACGACACAACAAGAAGTTCTATGTATTTTGTGGGTTTGATAGAGATGGTAAATATGATAGCAATTTTTGGGAACGTGATATAGAGGAAGTATTAGAAAGAATCTATATTCTAAAAGATAAAAAGTGTTTTTCGTATGTCATGAGGCACGAGAATTATATCAATTCACCATATAAATGGCTTTATATTCAACTTGCTGCATGGACTAACCAACCGTCTTTATTTAATACTTTTGATTTTATTACATTTGTTAAATGCAGAGCCATGGGAAATGACTATTCTAAATATAAACGAGATATAGAAAGGTATTTACAAGATGGTGGAAAGAAAAACGCTACATGGATTGCATTAGAAAAATTTTGCGAGACGCATCAAGAATTATGTAATAAATATTTCTTGACAAACCTATCAACATAGTGTAAGATAGTGATAACAACACGAGAAGGTGAAAATAATGAAAGAACAATTTACTTACAACGGACGCGAGTATAAAAAGGGTGATAAGATAAGAATAGTTTCAGACCGATATAGTAGAGAATATGGTCGCACAGACCAAGACGATATAGGTTATGTATATACGGTTGTTGGATTATTAGAAGAAAATGATGAATCATATATCCCTGAAAGATTAATCAAAGTTGAAAAAACAAACTATCGTGGTTATATAATCAAAGGGGATGAAATTGAACTGTATGCTGAACCGAATGCAGAACTCGTTCCTTTACCATACATATTTACTCCACAACAACAAGAAAAATTATGCAGGCGATACGGAAAAAATATCGACGTGATGTCCACAAAAGAGTTATTAGACTTATTGTCATTCCACTTAGACAATATTGTAACGGAGGAGTAAAAATGAAGTTTTTAAACGGTTGGATTGATATTCCAGATGAAGATTTAAAAAGAGATACCGATAAAGAAGTTAGAGTTTGTCAATATTGCCAAGCAAACACGGATGAATGTGGAGAATGGGAATAATGTTGTTATAATAGTGTTATAAGAGAAATACAAGAAATGGGGGATGTGTAATGAGGTATGTAGGAAGCAAGAACCGTTTATCTAAAGACCTTGCTCTGATTATACAAAAGTTCATAGACGATAATGGTATAACTCACTATTGGGAACCGATGTGCGGCGGTGCTAACATGATTGACAAAATCCAATGTTCTCATAAATTTGGTAGTGATATCCATCCATACCTTATTGCTTTGCTCAAACAAGCACAAAATGACACATCTATATTCCCTGCTACTATTAGTGAGAAAGAGTACAAAGCGGTTCGAGCAAATCCGCAAAGTTACCCAGATTGGTATGTAGGATTAGTTGGTTTTTGTTCGTTCGGTGGCAAATGGTGGGGTGGATATCCAAGAGGATATAAGGCAGATGGGGTAACACCTAGAGATCTATGCAACGAAGCAATTCGTAACCTTATCAAGCAAGCACCAAACTTAACAGACATAAAATTTGATTGTTGTTCATTTGAGCAAAGTGCAAAGGTTTTAAATTTTGTTATTTATTGTGATATACCATATCGTTCATCAACAAAATACGCAACTGAAGATTTTCCGTATGAACGATTTTATGATTGGGCTAGAGAAATGAGTAAGGATAATATCGTTCTTGTAAGTGAGTATTGGATGCCAGACGATTTTGAATGTATATGGAGCAAGACACTAAAATGTACGTTAGATAAAAATAGTCGAACAGACAGAGTTGAAAAATTGTTTAAGTGGAGGAACAATGCAATATCAAGGTGGAAAATCAAGAATTTCAAAAAGCATAGCGGAGGTAATTGAAAATGAGGTACTTAGGTGGAAAGAGCAGAATAGCGAAACAAATAGTTGCGGTCATCGAGAGAGAGAGAGAGTAACTGTGACACATTAGTTAGTTTATTTTGTGGCTCTTGTTCTATTGAATCAAAAGTAAATATTCCTAACAAAATTTGCAATGATAAACATCCATATTTAATTGCAATGTGGCAAGGTTTGCAAGATGGCTGGACTCCACCAGATGTTATTACAGAAGATGAATATAAGCACATTCGCGAACACAAGGACGAGAATCCTGCATTGACCGGATTTGTGGGATTCGGATGTAGTTTTGGAGGCAAGTGGTTTGGTGGATTAGCAAGAAATAAAAAGGGTAATAACTACTGTGCAAGAGCAAACAGGAGCCTGCTTAAAGATTTTGAAGGGGTTAAAAATGCAAAATTTACTTGTTTGGATTATAAAGATGTAGAGATACCGAAAGGTGCAGTAATCTATGCAGATCCACCCTATGCAAATACAACAGGCTATTCGCTTGGTAAATTCGACAGCAAAGAATTTTGGGAATATATGCGCGAATTATCAAAAGATCATATTGTGCTGATAAGCGAACAAGTTGCACCTGATGACTTTGAAGTTATATGGGAACAAGAGATACAAAGAAAATTAGATGTGAACAAAAATAATAATTTTAAAATTGTTGAGAAATTATTTAAGTGGAAAGGATAGTAAAAATGAATAAAGCAAAATGTGAGATAATTAGAGATTCTATGCAGAATTATAAGAAATATGCAATACCGCCCGCACAGTTAATTATTGCGGATGTGCCGTACAATGTCGGCAATAACTTTTACGGCAGTAATCCGATGTGGTACAACGGCGGCGACAACAAAAACGGCGAAAGCAAATTTGCAAAGAAAGCAGCATTCAATTCCGATTTCAATTTTAACCTTTACGAATATTTTCATTTTTGCCACAAAATGATGAAAAAAGAGGACACATCAAAACAGGGAAGAGGGCGAAGTAGCAACAGCCCATGCATGATTGTATTTTGTTCCTTTGAACAGCAATCAATCCTGATAGACGCGGCAAGAAAGCATGGATTTAATAACTACATCCCCCTTGTGTTTATCAAGAATTACAGCCCGCAAGTGTTAAAGGCAAATATGCGCGTAGTCGGTGCAACAGAATATGCATTGCTTTTGTACCGAGACAAGTTGCCGAAGTTCAGAAACGGCCTACAAATTGACGAAAACGGGAAAAACATTCGCGGAACGGGGCATATGGTATTCAACTGGTTCACTTGGGAGAAAGACGGCAAGGATATACCGAAAATACATCCGGCACAAAAGCCGGTAAAGCTATTAAAAAAGCTGATTGAAACATTTACTGATGAGGGCGATGTTGTAATTGATCCGTGCTGTGGAAGCGGTTCAACACTTCGGGCGGCAATCGAACTCAACCGGAATGCATACGGATTTGAAATTGACCGAAATTTCCATGCACGAGCGATGAATGAAATGCTCACATGGAAGCCGTCAGAACAAATGACATTTGATGATTTTAAAGGAGGAGAAAAGAGATGAATGTTGTGGTACTGATTGGAAGATTAACCCGCGATCCGGAAGTAAGATACACACCCGGAACACAAATGGCGGTATGCACATTTACCGTTGCGATTGATAGACCCGTGAAAAAGGAGGGCGAAAAACAAGCGGACTTTCCGAGGGTTATATGCTTTGGCAAGCAGGCTGAAAACTGCGAAAGATTCCTTGCGAAGGGGAGACTGGTAGGCGTTCAGGGTAGAATACAGACCGGAAGTTATAAGGACAAGGACGGGCGGACGGTCTACACAACGGATGTTGTGGCTGACAGAGTGGAATTTTTGGAATGGGGCGACAGACAGGAAAAACGCCCGGAATATGATGAGCCTATCCCGGAAGGATTCGCGGCTGTAGATGAAGATGTACCCTTTTAGCGAGATAAGCACAGAGGCTTTTAATTTAAGGTATAACGCACTAAAAAGAACGCGAAGCGGCAACTATTGAGAATTTTTCAATAGTTCACAAGAGGAGGGAAACGATGATAAACAGCAAATCCAAAGGCGTGAGGTTCGAGAGGGAGCTTGCGAACGAGCTGAAAGCGCGCGGCTATAACTGCCGCCGCGGTCAGCAGTACTGCGGAGCGAACGGCGACGCGGATGTTGTGGGACTTCCGGGAATCCACATCGAAGCGAAAAGACAAGAGAAAATGCAGCTCTATGACTGGATGGAGCAAGCCAAGAGAGACGCGAAGCCGGGCAAACTTCCGGCGGTATTCCACAAGAGAAATAATCATGGTATTCTAGTAACAATGACATTTGATGATTGGATGATACTATACGGAGCAAGTTATGACACCGAAGAAGAATAAATTAACACCAAAGGCCGCGATTAGATGGCTTGAGCAGCTGCGCCGGGCAAGTGAGCGGCGATCGGGCGCGGATACAATTTATCTGATTCGCTACATGTTCAAATACATAGAAAAAATCTTGCAGTATCAAGAAGTGATGATACCCGAAGTCGAGGAAAGCGGGCGATTCATCTGTCCAAGATGTAAGCGTGGCATGATAGCCGAATCGGGAACGGTGGACGATTATGCGTTTTGCCCGCTCTGCGGTCAGCGGTGGAAGGAGACAGAAGATGACGATAACTAAACAATGCGCATACTGCGGCAAAGAATTTATTGCAAAATACAAAGAAGCGAAATACTGCTCGAGAGCATGTTACGCGAAAGGATGGAGCAACTTCGCAAAAGAACGCGCTGCAAAAAGAGAAATTGAAGAAAAAATAGAAGCAGAAGCGAAGCGAGAAAGAGACAAACGGCTGGCAGCGGACGCACGCAAGGCAAGAGAGATGAAAATGAGTTACGGGCAATACAAAGCCATGATTTTTAAGGAGATGATGGGATGAAGATTTTAATGAATGACATATTGGCGGACGAAAAGAATGCGTTGTGGGAAGTTACGGACATGACCAACAATCAACTTGTTATCGAAAACAAGATAACCGCAGAAAGAAGGATAATCAGTAAGAGGCTGCTTAATGGCGGAGGAACGGGCTACAAAAAGGTTGAAGCTTCCAAAGATTGCACGATAGTGCGCAGACCATATATTGCGCGAATTGAGCGAATCATGGATGAAGTAAATCCAAAAAGCCATTCGGAGACACAGTTCTTATATGAACTTGTGAGCGAAATATTCAGAAATGGATTTGCGGCGGAATTTCCGGCAGAAGAGCATGAGACAGTATAAATTCCCCAAGTACCATTGTTGGGATATGGAGCTGGCAAACATCACTGCCTATGTAGTAGACAGCAAAATCAAAGGACTGCACTATATTGTAGACGGTGAGCAAATGGCGATGGTTCGGCACTATGACATGATAGTTTGGAACATCAACGACACGCCAAGCGAAGCGGAAAAATTTATTGAAAGAGTAAAACAGGAGATACTGGACATCTACGCCGACATTAAGAGTTTGCGTAGTATGACAGTAAAGTACGAAGAAGTAAAGTTGAATACCTGAAAGGAGAAGAGATGGAATTTAATTATTTAGTTGAAAAGAGACGGATGTTGGATAGCTTAGGGCGAACAGGCGAACAATGCACAGAGGTGGACTGCTTCATATGTCCATTGGCAAATTGCAACAATGGTGTGGGTATTGCTTGTAGTGTTTTTGAAATTTGTCATCCCCTTGAAGCAACTGAAATCGTCCGGAAGTGGACTGAAGGGCACAAAGAAGGATGAAGCAAAGCAACTATAAAATATGCAATCGGTGCAGATTTTCCTACAGCGGATGCACAAACTGGAATAAGAAGAAATCATTGAAACCTGATTATTGTGACCACATGGAGTTCAAAAAAAGTAAAGACGTACAAAAGGAGCGTGAGCAGGAATGAACAAAGGAGAGGCAA